TGCACCAGCTCCACCTATTTTTAATGCATTCATAGCTTTGGAACCACCGGTAAAAAACTCTGTAGCGCCACTAAATATTGCCGGCAATCCTTGTTGCATTAATGTTTGTTTACCAAATAACATTGGAGCGTAATTTGCTGCTACTGCTGTCAAAGCTAATTTTCCTAGGTCTGAACCAACAATTTTTTTAACACCTTTACCTACACTCTTAACTGCTTTACCTACAGATTTAACAATACTTCCTAAACCGTATTGTGCTCTACCACCATCAGCCATAAACTTTTGCATAAGTCTTTCAGCTTCATCATTAAGCATATCCATTTCTTCAGGGGTTAATAGTTTTAAAGGTTTACCGAATAATTGCATAGATAATTCATTTCTTGAATCATCTATACCTGGTGCAGAGGCTATTTTTTTATTAGTATGATCACCTTTTAATATGATGCTTGGTGCTCCTGCTATGAATTCTTTTGATTTTTGTGTGTCTAATATCGCCATAATTGTGTCTAAATTTAGTTTATAGGGCAGGCGTATTTATCCTGAATATACCAGTTTATTTGATTTTTTTGCTATCGTCAATACCTTTGAGAGGTCTACTTCCTTGATATAGGTCGTCCCAGAATCTACCACAGTACTGATATTCACCAATGTGAGTAATATAATCTTTAACATATATATGAACTTTACCACCCATATCTGCCCATCTTTGACAGAAACCAAAGTCTTCTCCAAAATAACGTTTAGTCTTTGGGTCGTGTAAAGTATCAAAAAGATTGTACATATTTTCTTTTTTTTCTGTTTCTCCATTAATAACAGTGGGTTGGAATATTTCTAATTCAGGGTATTTTTTAATCATTTTTTCTATGACTTCTCTTTTAATTAACATACATCCTGTTGGTGCATGTGTTATTTCAGCTACTCCATCCTCTACTTGTATCTTTGAAGGGTCATCTACTTTCAAAGGAAAGACATGACCAGCTTTCATTAAGTCATCTTGACTAGTAACAGCTCTTTCTTTTTCTTCTACTCTTCTCCAGGTTTTAGGCCAATCTAAAAATTTCATTGGATAAGGACAAGCAATTACATCTTTATTTTTTTCTAACATTGTAAAAATAGTTTTAGATTGAAAGTCTATATCTGAATCAATAAATAATAAATGAGTGTAGTTATCAGGGTGGTTAAGCATTTCTGCTACACATAGATTTCTACCCTGTGTAACCAAGGATGATTTTAATAATGTAAAGCTACATAGTATTTTTCTTTGTATGCAATCTTGTTGAAACTTTAAGACTGCTTGACAGTAATGCATTGATACATCACTATGACATGGGGTACATACCATAATTTTATAAGGTGAATAATTTCCTACATTAATTGTAGTTACTTCTGTATCTTTCGCAGGTGTTTTATTAAACCAGATGGGTTCATTGTTTTGGCCCGGGGCCTTATTACTTTTTTGCATTTAATGCTCCTTTTAAAAATCTTGCCCAAGACGTGCCTTGTTTATTCCAACCATAATAAGCTCGTGCATATGCTGATTGACATTCCAAATGATTATGTATTTGTTCTTCATGTAAAGTGCTGGCAGCAGCTTCTATACCATAAGAAAATTTCTCTGCTAGATTTCTGTAATTTTTTTCATAGGGAATATACATAGGAAACTCAGCGCCTGTTTCATACAAGGCACCATAGTTAGTTGTAATACAATACAACCCTGCAGCCATACATTCTAAAAGTGATATACAAGATGTCTCCTCAAAAATACTTGGATACACATACATATTATATTTATGTAAATTATCTTTGATATAACTATTTGGTTTATAACCAATGTAATTCACATTAGGTAAAGCTTTAGCTTGTTCATACAACTTTGTATAATTGTGATCATTTTGATCCATAAAATCTTTGCCATAAACTTCTGTAGATGAATACACATCACATGTAATTAAAGGATTCTTAACTAACTGCATAGCTCCTAACAATATAGATAAACCTCTCCATGGTGTGTTTTGATGTATAATTTTTAAAGGTTGTCCTTTTTTATAAAAAGGCGCAGGTTTAATGTTATCTATTCCATTCTTTATGATTACACATTTATCTTCAGGTATATTAAAATACATTCTAAATTTTTCAAAATTCCAATGACTATTAAAAACATACCAATCATATTTTTTATGATTAGATTGATCTTTAAACCAAGGATATAAATTACCTTGATCGTAAGAATTTTTTTGCCATAGGATATTTAGTTTTGTAGGATGTAAAGGAATTTTTTCTGGCACAGATGCACAGATTTGTACTTCGTCTAATAATTTATTATCAACGTATTTTTTTAAATATTCAAATTGGAGTTCTGTTCCACCCCTAGGTTTTTGGTTTATCATTCTTTTGATTCATCACTTTCTGCATTATGTCTAAGCCTTTCGGAGAAACCTGTACAGTTACATCTTGAACTATATCTGGTCCTTCTTTCTTTTCGTTAAACGTTTCACCTGTTCTAGTATTACGCCACGTAGTTATAGTAGTGCAATCTATTTTAATTATGTTGTCTTTATCCGTTTTCATTCTGTCTGTTTATAAGCGCATAACTTATCAGGCCTTGTATTTTATTACTGCCTGTAGCTGCTTGTACAGTTATAGCATCACCTGCCTCTAAATTCAAGCCTTGAGGTGAAGCATTTACTTGCGACTTAGCAGCTAGATCGTCTCTAAAAAACTCATATTCAGTGTTAGAATCAGACGAGTCGACAAAATTCATGTTTACTAAAATAGATGATGATGCATCATTGTTTGCACAATAAACACTTTTAACTATGATTGCTGCAGTAGTAGGGCAAGTAAGCACTGTAGCTTTGTTTACATCAGCTTGTTTAAAACCTTGATTTTTATATTGTATACTCATGATAAGAAATAATTAAATGTATCTAGTTCGTTTTTTAAATCTTGTTGAAAAGAAAAATTAAGCTGTTGTTGCATAGTAGCTAAAGCTTCAATAATCTGTCTTTGATTATCTACCTCATATTGTGGTTGAGGTTCAGGTATGTATGCTGTTACTTTTGCCATTAGTAATCTTTTCTTCCTGGGCTTCCATCAAAAGTACCAAATGCTCCTTCTTTCATTGATTTAGAAGTATCAAAACTTTTATTATCACCACCTGATTTCTTGAAATCACCATGTAATGATTGACCTATGTTAGCTGTTACCCCTGCTTTAACTTGTGCTTTTATCTTATCTAAAGTTTCTCTTTTTTGATTATCCAATTTATTTTTCATATTAGTTAAGAAATTAAAGTCAGATATGTTTCTTTTATTCATTTCTTCCCATGTTTTACCAAATTCATTTGTATTATTTAAATCACCAAATTTTCCTGTCCATTTATCTTTAGATTTTTGTATAGATTCTACTTTAGCATTATAATCTTTTTCAATAGACTCTGCGTAATTACCTCTAAGACTTCTAATATTTTTACCTCTTTGATCTTTTAAAGACCAGTATTAGGATCTACATATATTCCACTACCTGGAATACCTTTCATATCCATAACAGACTTAATAAATTTTCTATCTTGATATGGAAGACTATCAAATTTATCTAAAGATCTTATAAATCTCATACCGGGTATAAAGTCTATTGCACTTTGAGCTATACCTGAAATTGTTCTTGGTACAGTTTGAGTAAAGAAATCTTTTGCTTGTGTCATGATACCTGTTGGTTTTTGAAAAAAATCAGCTTTCTCTAAAGCTGCTTGTTTACCTAGTGTATCACCTAAATAAACTTTTTCACGACCAATTATTTCATATGGAGCTTCAAATTTTTGAGGCGTAAGAACGTTTGATTTAACAGCTGAACTAGGAAGATAATAATTGTCTTGAAAATTTGGTAGAGATGTTAAGGTATCTTTAGGTGTAGTAAACATGTTATTAATTGCTAAAGCATTTTCCGCTGCCATTTCAGCCATAGATTTAAAAGGATATTGATTATTAGTTCCTACATTTTTAAATTGTATATTACCAAATTCGTCTATGTATTGTTCCATTATCTTCTTCCATCCGGTTGTGCATCAAGTCTTAATGTTCCATATCTCCAGTTTTGACCTGTAGATGTATTGGATATTTTTAAAGATACGAGTCTTCCTCGTGCTCTTGTATCTACTTTATCAGTAGTGCTTGTTATTGTAAAGGGTCCTAAAGGTGAACTAACTGGAGTATCGTCAGGGTAATCACTAATAAATATAGTTAGGGTACCATCGCCAGTTAAATATTTAAAGTCAGGTATAAATCTTCTAATAGACATAAAGTATTCTCCGTCTCCTCTATAATCTACAATCCCTGTGGCCTGACCCATCATTCCTCGTCTAGCTGTAATGTCATAGTCTCCAGATCTAATAAAAGCTGCTATAGCGGAAGTACCAGAACTATTAACTTGATCGTTTCCTATTTCATGAGCATAGTAAATAGATGCACCGTATTTATTAGTTAAGCCACTAATAGCTGCAAAAACAGGGGTATCTGTAGAACTATAATCAGTTGCATATGGTAAACTATACACCCCTTGATCTTGATAGCTAGACCTATCTATAGATGAAGTAGTAAATACATTTTCTGAATAATTATAAGTTACACATCTATCAATTTGTTCAGATCCAGATTTAGGATAAAACCAATTTATCTCTGTGTATAAAGCATTAGGAGATGAGTAAACAATATCCGAAGCTCCATAGTTAATACCTAAATTATCTCCATCTGTATTGAATACAAAATCTTCTACTAAACATGGTAATGATTTAACCGTACCATCAAATACAAAGAAGCCTCCTTCAGCTGACATCCACCAGACAGCTCCGTTTGCATAAGACACTGCGTGTTGTCCTATGCATCCACAGTTTGTACCTACCTGTCTTACAGAGAAAGTAAATGGTGGTCCTACAAATTGAACAACATAAGCTGCTTGGTCTGTTAATACAAAAACATAATCTTTACCTTGAATAGCAGAAACAATTTTGTTTCCTGTATCAAGTCTAAAAGTCCCTGCCGTGTTAGTGGCTGTGGGTAAATAAGTATTTAAATCTTCTTGATTAGAAAATCTAACAAACATGGGATCTTGTGTGGTTGAGTCTCCAATTGTAGTTTCAGTCCCAAAATGAAATAAATGTCTATCTCTATCAGAAACGAGACTTACTCTTGTGGCCGTAGGATTGTTGGTAGTGTTAAAATTTGTTG